GGGGCGGGGGTGGCTTTGGATTCGTTGGGGAACAGTATTTCTTCCACGTCCAGGACGGGCTGCGAATAACACCTATCTCCGGGTGCGTTGCCAGGGGGGCCATCTTTGGGAGGCTTGTCCCATGAGAAGATTTTCCCTTCGCGGGCGTAGTGGTTCCCGTGGGCTTTCGTGGGCTTGGGGTAGAGTCCACCTGGCGTCCCTACAACCCGTGAATCTTTCATGGTCCTCCAGATATACGTCTTCACGCCGATCTCGCGTTGCTGGGCTTCCTCGATGGTTGACTTGACCTTGTGGACCTGGTCGCGGGCGATGAAGATGGCCCGGCGGCGGGTGCTGAATCCGATCTCGCGGATGGTCTCGGCGAGGTTCTTCCCGTCGGGCAGGGCCTCCTGGCGCATGATCTGGCTGACGGCCGCGGCCACCTTGCCGATGTGCTGGCTGGGGATGGTCTTGATGTATGTGGCGGCGGCGACGGCGGCGCGCTCGAGGGCGTCGGCCATCTGGGGCGTCTCGAATTGGGCGTAGGCGGGGACGCCGAGGGCTTTCTGCGCCTGGGCGATCCAGTGGGCCTTGCCTGCCTCGCTGGTATCGTGAACCATCCTCCAGGCCAGGTTGTCGGCGAGGCCCTGGAAGTCCTGGCCCCATTTATCCAGCAGGCTCTGCAAGCGGGCGGCCTTCTCGCGGGGGCGCAGGCTGGAGTCGTTGGCGACGGCCTCGACTTCGGCCCGCATGAGTTCGACTTGGCGGCGCATCTCGGCTTCGGTCCTGCGGGCCAGGTGGGGTACGCCGCGGAAGGGCGCGAGCGGAACCGGGCGGCGCGGCCGCCGGCGGTGCGGGCCTCCGGGGGTGAGGGCGAAGAGGGTCATTTTTTGGGCTTGTCTTCTTGCCCTGGCTTGGGTGGTCCCTGGTCGTCGTCGCTTCCGGCGAGTTTGGCCAGTTCGCCGGTCGGGTCGATGGGCGGCTCCTCCTCCGGTTGCTGGAGCATCTCCTCCAGTTCGACCTTGGTCAGGAAGACGCGGCGGGCGTTGAGTTCGGCGCTGATCTGGTCGGCGGTCATCAGGCCGGAATCGTACAGGCCTTTATAGGCGGTGATCCACTTCCCGGCGGTGTCGGCCTGCTCGTCTTCACTGGCGTTCCACAGGGGCGGGAATTCCAGGTCCATCTGCGTCCGCATCTTGGCCCATTGCTCGGTCCCGAAGCGGCAGACGCCGATGATGTCGAATATCTGAAGCATCCGGGGCCGCAGGTCTCCGCGCTGCCATTCGTCGATGCTGTTGTAATAGTTCTCCAGGTCGCTCTCGCCGGTGGCGTTCAGGCCGCCGGGGGCTTGGCCCAGGAACCGGGTGGCGGGGATGTCGCTGGCGGCGCTGAGCACCTGAAGGAAGCTCATCACCAGTTCGGGGACGCTGCCGAAGGTGGCGCTGTGCTGCTCGAACTTGGCGTCCTGGCCGTCGAGGACGGCGGCCCGGTAGATGCTTATGCTCTGGACCATCGCGGCGATCTGGGCGAGGCGCTGCTCGCCCGGCTTGCTGGCTGCGAGGGTCTTGAAGTCCTTCACGCTGGCGAGCAGGACGCTGGCCAGGTTGATGAGGTGGTAGGCTCCGTCGCGGGCGCCGGTGGCCCGGACGAGGTCGTCGTAAAGCGGGGTGAGGATGCTCTCGCCGAAGCCGGCCGGGTTGAATCCCTTCGCTCCGGTCATGAACATCATGTTCGCGCGGCCGAATAGCGGCTTGCCGTCGAAGATGATGAGGCGGCTGCGGTGGACCTTCTTCCCATCGATCTGGTAGTGGTCGCAGGCTTCGTAAGTGTCGCTGAGGGGGTCGTTGTTCACGTCGGCCCTGGCGATGCGGTTGGCGTCCACGACGTTGAGGCACTTGAAGCCGTCGCGCTGGAGGTTCAGGCGGGCGGGGTTGATCGGCTGGTCGGTGTAGTCCGTGGCGGCGACGGCGTCGGCGACTCCCATGTACAGGGCGCAGCCACCGAGCAGGCGTTCCTGCTTGCATCCACGGCGGAAGGCTTGCTCGGCCTTCAGGCGGTCCCATTCGGCCATGAGGAAGTCGGCGTCGGCGGGGGCGAGGCCGGTGATCTTGAAGGGGACGCGCCAGGCGTCGTTGACGGGGATGTCCACGATCTTACGGGCTTCCCAGGCCTTCATGTACCACCGGGTATATTCCTGCCAGCGGGCGTAATAGTTGGCGTTATCCCAGGGGTTGAGGCTGGCCAGGCTGGCGCTCTGGCCGGCGCCGCGGTCTCCGGCTCCGGTGTCGCCGGCTCCCTGGAGTTTCATGTTCTGGGCTCGCGTCCGCTTGGCGGCGGTGATCTTCTTAGTGGCCATTGGGTAGAATCCTCACGTGGCGCTTGATGTATCGGTGCAGCGTGGCCGTGGCGGTGAAGACGTCCATGATGCGCCAGCGGACGGCTCGCGTCAGGAACCAGGCGTAGGCTCGGACGCGCCAGACGCCGGTCAGGTGGACGATCATGGTGATCTCGCCGTATTCGGCCATGCGCTCACCTTACCGCGCGGCGGGCGGTCTTGGCTACTGTCCGGGCGGGCGGTCTTGAGTGCTTCCGCCCTTCCAAATCCAAACGCTGACGGCCATCGTCATGGCATCGACGCTGTCGTCGTGGACGGAATCGTCGCCGGTGAAGGCGGCGTGTTGCTCGATGAATGGCTCGGTGAAGTCTTTCCCGCGGGGCAGTCGGATGCGGCCGGCGCTGATGGGCCAGAGGGCGAACTTGGCCCGGCCCAGTTTGTTGTCGGGGAAGTTGTAATCGCCTGGCTTCCACAGGATGACCGGGACGCCTTGCTCGGCCAGCATGTTGGCCAGGGGGCTGCCGCTGGCCTTGTCTTCGATGTAAAATGCGGTCGCTCCGAACTTCCGCCATTTGTCCCAGAAGGCGCGGGCGGCCCGCAGCAGGTCGGGGAACTCCATGCGGCGGGTGAAGTCCTCCAGCAGGTCTAGGTTCTCCTGTGTTCCGTGCCAGGCCTGAAGGCAGGACGGGTCATTGACTTCCTTGTCCTTCAGGGCGGTGTCGGCGGTCAGGAACACCAGGCCGGTCACGTCGTAATCGGCGGGGTTGTAATAGCGCCACCATTCCCGCTTGAACATGTTGCCGCCCGGCGCCTGAGGCATTTGTTGGTACTGGGCGAAGTATGTATCCGGGTCCACTTCTTCCAGGTGTTTCAGGTCGGCAGCGGTGATCTTGTCGGGCCATATGGATGTGCCGTCTTCGTTGAGGGCGGGTACTTTTATGACGTGCCAGTCCTCGGGTTCGGTTTTCAGGACGAATCCCGGCAGGTCGTCGGGGTGGAGGCGCTGACCGATCATCACGATTGGCGTCTTCGTGTAGTCCTTGCGGCTCTTAAGGGTGCCGGTGTAAATCTGGTGGCAATGCTCGCGGGCGGCCAGGCTCCGCGCTTCGCCGGCCTTCAGGGCATCGTCAATGACGATGGCTCCTCCAAACTCCTGGCGCGTTCTGCCGGCTCTGAATCCGGTTATCGTCCCGTCGAATCCTGGCCCGTACACTTGGCCGCCGGCGGTGGTGGTGAAGTAGTCGGCGGATGCCTTGTCGATGGTGACGTGCGGGAAGATGCTCTTGTACCAGTCGCTCTGGGCGGTCTGGAGGATGCTGCGGGTTTCCTTGGTTGCCAGGTCACCGCTGTAACTTGTATAGATGTATCTCGCATCGGGATAGGCTCCTAGCCCATAGCTGACAAAATCGTGGGCCATGAACGTCTTGCCCAAAGAGGGGCCTATATTTATGAGGAGATTTCGCTTCCCGTCGGGAAGCGTTCCTCGGACGACCATGCCCAGCGCGTCCAGCAGCGTGGCGTGAAAGGGCCGCACTGTGCGGGGCTGGGCCGTCGCGTAGCCGTGGACCTCGAAGAATGTACGAAGTGTTATCATGCGAGGTGTGCCCATCGCAGCCGCAGGCCAATCCTACGGATTTCCTCACATTCGAGTCCGTAAACATCAGCTATCTGTGGCGTCAAGCCTTTCCCTTTCTTCCGCGCGGTAACTAGCCTCAATGGCGGCGGCGGCCTCCTCGGGCGTGGGGGCCTTGGCGCTGGTGGTCAGGTTGACGGTCTGGGCGACGGCTCCCTCGGCCCTGGCTACGATCTCGCGGAACCATCCCAGGTCGCCCTTGAGTACCTGCTTGAGGGCCATCTCCGCGATGGCGTCGGCGAGGCGTTTGTCCAGGCATCTCTTGGTGAGGCTGACGCGGCCGGCCTTGATAGCGGCGGCGTCGAATAGCTTTCGGACCTTGTCGTCCAGCTTGCTGCGGATGGCGGCGACGATGGTGCTGCTCCCTGGCTTGCGGCCGACTCGGTTTCCCTTGCGGCCGGTGTTCTGGCCCTTCTTCAGGGGCGTCAGGTTGGCGAGGCTCTTGGGGCTGATCGGCTTGTGGCGCCGGTAGGGCATGGCGCGCTTGCTGCCTTTGGCCATGCCTCCGCTGTGCTTCCGCTTGGGCGGGGCGGCCGGCTCCGGCGTGGCGGGTGGCGGCGACTCTGGATTCTCTGGCTTCTCTGTAGGCGTGGGTTCGGTGGTCATCGCTGGTTTCTCCGTTGTTGTCGGACGGGCTTGGTCCAAGGATCCTCGGCCGGCTCGAAGTCTGTGGCCGGCCCGTCTTCGGTGTAGTCCAGGGCGACCAGTTCGCCGGCCAGCAGCTTGTTATCCCAGGTAGAAATGGATCCGCTCTTGTTATCGGCAAGTCGATAGGCTCGGACCTGTTCCGGCGTCAGGTCGTGGGCCACGTGGACCGGCACTTCGGTCATGCCCAGTAGTTGGGCGGCCTTCAGGCGGGTGTGGCCGACGATGATTACGCCGTCGCTGTCCACCACGATGGGCTGGCGGAAGCCGAAGGTTTGGATGCTCTTGGCGACGGCAGCTACGGCCGCGTCGTTCTTCCGTGGGTTGCGGTGGTAGGGGATGACGTCCTCGATGGCCCACTGTTCAACTTTCAATTTCGGTTCCTTTTTTGTTCCTGAAGCGTTTCTCGGCCTCATCGTCATACGTCGGCTGGCTGAGGACGCCGTCGATGGCGAGGTCTTTGCCGGCGGCGGCCTGGCGGCGGAAGTGCTCGACGCGGGCGGCCTTCTCGGCCATTTCCTCCGGGTAGTACATCCATCGCGGTGTCGATGGTTTGCCGAATGCCTTGGATCGGCACTTGGCACTGGCGTCGTCGCCGTCGTACTCATCGGCCATCCCTGACCGTCTCCCTTTTCCGGCCTGCGTCTAGTCTAACATGCTTCGGTGTCGATTGCTTGCATCTGGGCGCGGCGCTTCCGAAGCAAAAGCCGTCGGGAACCGGCGGCGGGCGGTGGACTCGGAGATGCGGATCCAGCCAGCACGTTTGTAGTCCCTCGCCGACAAGTGATACACGCCACAGAAGTCCGTAAAGCCTAGACCGACTACCTGGTCTTCTGTGCCTCGCACTCGGCAAAGAACAGTCTTGTCTCTGTGCAGCCAGTACGTCCACTTTCGCTTCTTCATTGCGCTTCCTTTCCCGTCTTCGACGCGAACTGTGCCTTGGCGAACTCAAGGGCTTTTTTATAACCAACACCCAACGGCCTGTCGCCGTGTTTCTTGGCCACGGCAGCCAGGAACTCTGCATCAGTCCCGGCGAAGCAGCCCGTGTAGCAGCTCACGCCGTTCTTGCCGCGCACAATGGTCAGGGTTCGGCCCTCCGAACCAAGCGGGCCAATGCACATCCACAGTTCGTCCTTGCCGATGCTGGCCCCGTAGCCGATGCTGGCCCCGTCGCCGATGCTGGCCCCGTCGCCGATGCTGGCCCTGTCGCCGATGCTGGCCCCGTCGCCGATGCCGGCCCCGTCGCCGATGCTGGCCCTGTTGCCGATGCTGGCCCCGTAGCCGATGCTGGCCCCGTCGCCGATGCTGGCCCCGTAGCCGATGGAAGAACTCGCAGCGGCCTCGACGGTGGTGTGGCCGTCAGGGGAGACGTAACGAATCCAGGCCACTTCGTACCGCGTGAACTGCTCCTGCTTCCAAGTCTTGATCTCGCTCCACAGATTCATTGGTTATCCTTTCCGCCCCGCTCGATGGCGGCGGCGATTTGGGTGGCTATTGCCCGATCCCACAGAGTTCCGAAAGCAACCGCCGCCGCCAGTGTGCAAACACCGTTGCCGCCGATCCTGAGCAGATCAGCGTTGGCGACGGCCAGCCCATCAGCCACCACTGGAACACCGGATTCAATCGCGGGCGCGCAGGTCGGGTACAGACCGATAGCAGACGCCCAAGCCCCGTAGTCGTTTCGTCCGGGCGGGAAGAAGGGAAGTTCTGGGCGTCCCTCATTAGTTGCTTGTCCGGTCCGTGTCCCATCGTCGCGGCCCCTCCCGATGGCGTCTGCGGTGTCGCCCAGTTCGCCGCCCCTGTCTGCAAGTCGATCCCGCCCGTATTCGGACGGGTTGCTTTCGATTCCGCCGTCTCCGGGCCGCGATTCGGGACGTTGGGAGTCGCCCAATTCTCTATCGAGTTCGGCAGACTGTTCGTGTCCGCCCCGTGCTGCACGTTCTGGTCGATTCCCTTGCCGTCGCGCGCCGCCGCCGTGGGCCAATTCTTCGCTTCCCCGGCAAGCGTAATCTGCCCTCCATCGTTGCGCTCCGGGTGCATTATGTCGCTGCCAGATTGCGCCTTCGCGGTTTGCCATGATGAACACCCGTTCCCGCCGGTGCGGCGCGCCAACATCTTCCGCAGCGAGGAAGAGCGGGTCTTCGATGCGATAACCCAGACCCGATAGTTCTTCTCCGAATCGTCGGAAATGCCCGGCAAGAACCCAAGGGGGCACGTTTTCGCAGAAGACCACGGCGGGGCGCATTTCGGCGATGATGCGGAGGAAGTGAGGGACTGGTCCCCAGGTCGCCAAGTCGTCGGGGTCGAATCCTTCTCCCCAGGCCCGCTCGTCGTCGTTGCCGCGCCGCTGGCCGGCGACGGAGTAGGCTGGGCACGGCAGGCCCGCCACCGCGATATCCACGATTCCGCGCCACGGGCGGCCGTCAAAGGTTGCGAGATCGTCCCAGACAGGAGCTTCGTTACCGGCCGCCGTTTGTAGAGCCACGAGAACGGCCGCTGTGACGGCTTCTCGCTCAACATGCACCAAACAAGCGGATCGGATTCCCCGGAGTTCAAGGGCGGCACTAACGGCTTCGGCGAGCATCCCGCTGCCGGCGCAGAAGTCGGCGATGGTGATGGTTTGGTCATCGGTCTTCTGTCCTTCCGTGGGCATGTGCAGCCACATTAGTATCTGTCTCCCGACTCCAGCGTGAGGTAGCGGAGGGTCATACGGAGCCTCCGACCAGGCGCACTGGGTAGCCGAGACAGAACCAGATTGCGGCGGCTTCCGCGCCAGACTCTACCCAGCCTGCCAACACCCATCGTTCCCATAGTTTCTCGCGGCGGGTCACGGCTTGGCCCCGATCTTGGCGGCTCTGTCGAGCCTGTCGATCTCTGCCGCAATCAGCGCACCGGCCCGTTCCAGGTTGCGGATGCGCCCCTTGGGCTTCCACCATGACAATGACCAGGGCCACTTCTCTGGAGCGCCATCGTGTCGCAACTGGGGGCCGTCCTTGGCATAACAGATTGCTGCATCTATGAGTTCCCCGTTCACGTGCTGGTCGTCGTGCGAGTCTGGCCACCCCTCTTGTATAATCTGCCGCTTGCGTTCTCGCGCGATTCTTCCAACACCGTTAGCCTCATACCACCGCAACTCGCTCCTCGCAGCGTCGCGTTCCTCTCGCATCTTGACTACTGTGTAATGCTTGCCGTAGCACTTGAAACACACCCCCGTTCTGTTGTTGCTATTCAGGGGCATGGCACAGTGTGGACAATATCGTGTTGGCTTTTTCATCTCTCTCCCGTCCTTTCGCTCAATTCGCGGGCGGCTTCCTTCTGCTCGTCCAGGTGGCGTCGGTTGCACTCGCAACACATGTCCCAGTCGGGCGGAATAGGCGCGCCACACAGGCAACGGTTCTGCTTGGCCTTGGGATCTCCGTGGAGGAACTTCGGGGTGCATGGCTTGTCACAGGCTCCGCAGCGGGTCATGGCCTGGTTCTCCATCCCGAACCGTCCTTGCAGTCCAGGCAACCGACGCCGGTATTTAGCGCACGGCATGTCGCGCAGATGTGCGGCTCTTTCGACAGCGGCACGTTGGCCGGGTCGGGTCCGTCGCCGTGGTGACGAGAGAGCGTTCGGGGCGTTGCCTTCTCCAACTCCGCGTCGATGGTGGCGGCCATCGCTTCGCGGGCCTGTGCCTGCTTGCGCGGCGAGTACAGGACCATGAAATCGTCGTGCCGGTCATCATCTAACGCCTCCGCAATCCGTCGAGCGAGTTCACTTGGCATCTCGGCACTCCTTCGCGGCAAGGGCGGCGGCGTCAGTTTCTATCTGATGCACCACCCTACTGGTAGCCAATGGGTTATCGACCCACATCTTATCCACGATCTTCGCCAGGCGGTCGCGGTCGACACGGAGCAATCCAATGCTGTTGTGGGTGGAGACGGCCAAGGCGTTCAGTTGGCCGAGTCTTTCCTCCACAACTTTCATCGCGGCGACGTGCTTCTCGTTCTCGCTCCGCAGCCGGGCGAGTTCGTCCTTGTCATTCCACCGCGTATCTTCCTTGCCTGCTTGCGCCTTGATGAACCGCTTGTTCTTGGCGTAGAGACGCTGGTTCACCTGCTTGTCGGTTTCTCCGGTGATGGATGCTATGGCGTCCTCAAGATCGTCCAGGGTGTCCCAGCACGATCCGGCGTGCGCCATTGTGTCCACCCAGGCTTGTTCGAGGGCAACCTCCGACGCCTTCGCCTTCGCCTCCCACGCGACCGCCTTGGCCTGCCAGTCGGCGGCGGATTGTTGGGCGGCGGCAACAGAGGATTGCAGGGCGTCGCGCGTCAATTCAGCCAACCCAATCCGCACGTTGACGCCGGCAAGCTGGCGTCTCAGGTCGCGGATCATGTTGGCGGCGAGTTGGATGTTGTCGCGACGATCAGGCACGAACGCGGCAACAAGGGCAGCGTCTAGGCAGTTCGGCCACTGCTCCATTGGCACGCACTCGCACGGGTCTTTCTGGCAGATTGGGCAGGTCATTTCGGCTGCTCCTTGTTCAGTTCGTGCCTCGCGTCCCAGGCCATCTGGGCGGCGAGGGCGGTTATCTCTCGGCTGGTCAGTCGCTCGCGCCGGTGGTTCTCCACCGTCAACCAGACG